TGAGTAACAGATTCAATTCTTCCTGTTCCTTGCAACAAAGGTTCGTTAGCATCACCAATTGTGTTTTTATTTTGTGCAAATTGAATAACCATACCTTTAATTAACCATGGTACTGTTGCATCAGAGCCACCAGATTGCATATCTACTAAAACAGTAGTATTACCGCCTGGAGCTGCTAATGTTTGTGCTCCATCAATTTGAAAGCTTCTATCAGTAATAGAAACTTTAGTCCTATCTTCCAAAAATCTGAATTGAGAATCAGATGTTGGAACTTTTCCTACTTTTGACAAATATACGAAAAACGGAGATTCTTCTGGAGCTAAGTCTGCGACCCTATCACTAAAATCATACAGTCTTCTTGATGGTATAGTACTATCAATAACTGCACCAGGAGTTCCGAATTTCACTTGTCCACTATTATAAGTGCCCATTTTTTTCTCCTTAGTTTATATTATTATTTACAATACATTATTTCGACTACCAGCTTTTGTAATTGAATCCCACATTGAGTCTTTTTCGCTTTTTCTTACTGGCTGTTCTCCACTTAAAACACCTGCTTGTTGAGGAACACCTTGATTTTGACGAATCGAATCTAATGGGTTTTCATTATTCTCAGCTAATTCATTTTGAGTTACTGAACTCCACATATTGATTGCACCATCAAGTCCATATTCAGCTGGATTTTTACTTGCAAATTCAAAAAATGAATTAATTTGCTCATCATTAAGCCCTTTGGCTTGAAGTTGAGATTTTAGTTCATTCATACCCATTTGCTTTTGAACTCCAGATAATTGACCTTTAACAGCATTATCAATTGAATCCTGTAACTCTTGTTGTCGAAACTGATACGATTTAGATTTTGGGTCATTATAGGCTTCCCATGGGTCGAACTCATCTTTATCCATAGAGACTCTTTCAGCGGCTACTGGTTGACCACCTTTGACCATTCCTGTTATTGTTTGTACAATATCTGGTCGTGATTCCAATAATTTACCAACTTTTTCATAGTCTTTAAGTTTCTGATTTTCAGATTGAAGCTTATCTTTCTCTGATTGAAAATACTTAGCTTGAGATTCCCAATCTTGAGAAGAACCTTCATTCTGTGTTCCACCTTCATCTTGCCCTACATTATCGCTGACTTGACCTTGACCTGCGTCAAGATTTTCATTTTCAAATGCGTTATCCATTTACTCTCCTTTTTTTTGCAATCTCTCTTCACGTTCTTGAGTTTGACTACGTAAACGTAATTTCTCTGTTTCGAGTTTAACTGCATTTTCTAGTTTGCCAACAGCAACTGAATTAGCTGCTCTTGATTTTGATTCCTGTGAATTAAGCTCAGATTTGAATTTCTCAATTTCAGAACGTTTTCTGGCTGAGATTGACTCTCTGTGAGCTGTTTGTAAATCACCTTGTAAATTCTTAACTGCTTCTTGAGCTTGTTGTAATTGACCTTGTAACTGAGCAACAATATCCATTCTTTGTAATACACCTTCTTTATCGAATATGTCTGTTTTCATTAATGCTTCTGTTCTGTCAATTAAACCTGCTTGATATGCTTCCATGTACATAGACCATTCTCCCCATCTATTTGATGGCATTGTTGAATTACCTACAATGTTAATATCATATTGGCCTATTGTTAAATCATTATCTAATTCGCTTATAGCTTGAGATTTATCATTATAAACATTTACCATGTATTCACTCATATCATTATTAGGTTGTGCTATTCTAAATACCTTTTGATAAGTATAATGTTCTTTAGCTAAATTATATACAACCTGTCCTAATCTTCTTAAACTTCCCTCAATATCTCTTAATTTTGATTTACTTCTTCTTTGTCCAAAATCTTCCATCATCATTGTAGCTGAACTTGTTCTAGGAGCAACTTCTGAGTTTCCTTGCATCATTTCAAATATACCCATATTCAAATCAATATATTTTTCTATTAATGATGGTAATTGCATTACCGAGTTAGATAATGGTTGTGGAGATGGAAAATGTGGTTCTCCAAAAGAGGGGTCATATTCAATAGTAGCATTAGGATTAGCCCAATCTCTTTCTAATTCTTCAATATCATCAACACTTCCTTGTGGTATTAATAATTTCAATCCAGATGATGCTTGTGCATGAGATGTAATTAATGACATTGTTTTATTTAAAAATCTTTGATAATCTTTATTTTTTCTTACATCACTCATAGGATATGGTGTATTTGTCCATATATTGGGAACAGGCACAATTGGATACTTATCAGTATTTAATATATGCTCATATAACACAATTTGTCCTAAAGTACATGTTAATTTAATTCTTGTTTGTTGAACCTCTACAATATCAACAGCACCTTCTTTTATAGCCTTTTGCATTTTTTCATCTGATAAAAGCTTTTCCATATTTTCAGCATCAAATATTTTTTCTTGCTGTGTTTGCATGTCCATCATTCTATAATAAGGTACTTTAGTTTTTGAGAAATGTTCAATAAGTTGATATTTTTGAGAACCTTCTCCTGTATCTTTATCTTTTACATAATCAGGAGTATAAGAGCCCATAGTTCTTGCATTTTTAGGAGAAGGGAATGTATCATCTTCATAATAGCTTTCTACTTCATCAATAAGCATTTTACCATTTTCTTCGTTTATTTCTGCTAATTGAGGATATAAATCTAATAATTGAAATTTTGTAAAGATAGTTGATAGCATCATACCACTTGCATCATCAAAATATTTATTTCTAGCATTAGGGTCAACAACAACTCTAAATGGGTCAACATATGTAAATTTAACTTCTCCCCTAGCATAGTCAGCTTCTCTATCTACATATGCATAAAAGTATCCAAGTCCTGTTACAGCATAATCATGTATTGTTTGTTTAAATACTTCATTACCATCTGATATATGCCATATGTATTCAAGTATTGTTTTCCAAACATTTGCAAGGTCGCTATCAGAATCTTCTCTTGGAGTTGCTGTAAATTTAGGTGGTTTAGATGTTATTATAGCTTTAAACTGCTCAATAGCAGAATATAGTCTATCGAGTGGAATATTTGATTGATTTCTGGATTCAAGTTCCTGAGTTTCATTTTCACTAAAATGATTTCCTAAGTAAAAATCAATATCTTCTCGTGCATCATCTTCCCATTCTTTACGGGCATCATGCCATCTATCCCACAATTCTTTTGTATAAGTTGCCTTTTTATCTGCTTCTATCATAGTTAGTAATATAGCTATATTTTATTGACAAAATCAAGTGCGTGCACCTGTCATCCAATTATAACGTTTTTTTGGCCTTTCCCAATCATCACCTTTTTTAATTCTTTTTGCCTTACCAGCCTTTTTATTTCCCTTTGCATATTGCGTTGAAAGCCAGAAAGCATCAATAGTATCATCATGAGAGCCTTTAGGAAAATCAAGTAATTCACCTATAAATTCATGCATATTCTTTTTTAAGTGTACTGCACCTGCTTTAAATATTGGTTGAAGTCCTTCAAATAGCCTATCTTTCTTTTTTTGGTTTCCGTAGCCTTTAATACCCATTTCTATACCAGGAAGGAACTTTCCTTCTTTTTTACTTCTTTTTTGAACATAGTCTCTTAACATTTCCTGATATGATATTGTTTCAATATTTATTCTTTTAATCGGTTTATATCGTTCTGTAATTTTAAATATCTCGTCTGCACATTCCATTGGTAACACTCGCTTTCTCCAATATTCAATAACGTAATAATCATATTCAGCAGTAACGCCAATAACCATAATAACGCTATAATCATTCCTAGAACCAAGTGTTGAAGCAGGGTCGACACCCATGTATATATTAACGTACTCCATACTTCCATCTTCAAATTTTATATACCATGAATTGGCCTCCTCATTAAATTTTATGTTTCCTTTATAAAAACCACTTGTTATATCATCTTCACTAAATATTTCATCTTCAGGAGATTTAGCTTGATTCATATATTCTTGATAAAACTTAGCTGGAGTACCAGAATCTATATAAAACTGCTTTCTTTGTTCGATTTTTGTTAAAGGCCAACGTGAAGGCCATAGTGGAGTGCCATCATCTTGTATTGCTTTATGAGTTTCAACTATCCATGAATAGTCTTCTCCTGTTTTTTTAGCATCATTGTGATTTTTTACAAGACCATTTAAAAATGAATCATAATGTACAATAGTTCCATTACACCATAAAAACCCACCTTTATCAAAATCTATAGCAGGATATACAGCAGCAGTTACCCAATTCTTTATTTGAAGTCTAGATTCAGGAGTTTTAGTATTTAACTCAGATTCAAAGTCATCTAAGATAATTCCAGTATATCTTGTAGATAATTGCTTTTTACCCCTTAAACGTTGAGATGCCCCCTTAGCAATCATCCTACAATTATTTTTCAATACAATTTCGTTTTTTGTCCATTTATCCCCTTGTAAATCACCGAAATAGTAATGAATTGCAGGATTTTCGTATATATGCGTTGAAATCCAATTAAGGTTGTCTATAGCCTGGTCTTGCGCCTCGCCAACCCAAGCGATAAATTCTGGGCTTTCTTTTGTCGCAAATAGAAACCTATGAAGAACAGCACAAGCGGCTAAGGTTGATTTTGCGTGGTCACGAGGCAAAACAAGAGCCAATTGCTGTATATTTCTGTCTAATAGCAATTTCCCTACGTTTATATGAAAGTCTGGTGTAGCTGAAGCTAAAAAATCTTGTGGGGAGAACAATTTGCCAAATACAATGAGGTCTTTATAAGCCATTTCAAGAATTTGTTCATTTTTTGAAACATTTCCATTTAAATTAAGGTTTGCCATTATTTAATAGATTTTTTTGTATATCTTTGCTATTATCTGTAATGGTCTTCTTGTTTTAAACGTTCATTTCTAGAACTACCACCACCACTATTATCACGCCTTATCCAATTCAATAATTTATCAATCATCCCTGGTTCTTCCATCCATTTCATCATTCCTATTGCTTCTGGAACATCTGCCATAGGTAATGTGTCTGAATAATTAGGATTATGCTCTATATTCATTCTAAGTTGTTCATCTATCCATTGCAAATTTTCTGGAGTTGCCATATTTCCAAAAGAAGGTTCATTTGTTAAAATATGTCTTTTTTCTCCACCTTTAGTGAAAGCTTCATATAATGCTGTTGTTCCAGCCCAGTCATCTGCATGCAAAATACGATTTAGACTACTTGATAATAGTTGATTATCAATTTCATTATGTACTCCTGTGCTTTGACTAATTGACTCTAATAAAGCCATCCATTCTTTTTTATTCATTTCTAACATCTCGTTAATCATTTACTTTCCTTTCAATTCAAAATGAGGTAAATCATCAAAATTATTATCATCTACCTCAAAATTCATATTCCAATCTCCTCCCCAACGAAGAGTTATGCCCATCGATTGAGCTATTCCTAAAACAAACCCCGCAAATAAGTGAAAACGTTCTCTATCCTCCCAATCAATAGGATATGGAGCAACATCAACAGCACGACTAGGCATTGCATTGTGTCTGCCAAATGGATATTGCACTTTTGACTTTCCTTCTGAATAATACTTATTTTGCTCTCTTTCACCTCTATGTCCTTGCAATATAGAACAATCAACATGTTTAATTACTTCATTAAATACTTTTTGTAATTTTTCATCACAAGTTTTAAGTCTATCCTTTGAACGCTTACTATATCTTGGCATTTTTAATTATCCTTCCTAAATACACAGCTTCAGATACATAAGGGAGACTACTATGTGAGGTTGTAGAAGGGGTATATGCTATACTGTCAGATATAGTATCCGAAGCTGTTAATTTTTTCTTTTTCTTATCATTCATTCTATTCTACTCGTTTTTCATTCGTTCTATAGCATCAGTAATCCAACTCGGTGTTTTTGGAGCATCTGCTGGTTTTCTAACTTTATCATCCCAACCTTTAGTGCCTTTTAATGAAGCCCAGTCAAAATCACTTAATGAGTTTATAAGGAGTTCCCACTCATCATCAGATATACTTTTACTTAATTTGTCTGTTAGCCATTCAGATTGACGACTTATAGAATGTAAATCTTTTGTAGTTCCAGATTCTGTTTCTAAAAGTTTTAGTATTTCACCATAATACCTCTCTAACAATGCTGTTTGTATTGTTCCATGAGCTAAATTTTCTACAGTACCTGGAACTCTATACCTATCTTGTAAATCATAATCTCCTTCTGGTTCTACTGTTTTTATAGTTCCTTCATGGACAGGGTCCCAAAATTCATATTGGTCTTTGATTGCTGTTATAAGACTATCTCTTATACCTTTTGGTTGATTCAATTGAAAACCATGAGCAATTTCGGCAAAAAAATCATCTGTTGATGATGGAATATATTTATCTAAATATTTTCTGCCAGGCATCTTGTTCCCATGTTCATCTTCTTTATAGCCTCCGCCATGATAAAAGTAATCATAATCATTATTTGCAATATTTACTTTTATAGTATCCGTTCCTGGAATATATTCACCTTCATTAAGTTTATTAATAATATTTGCAAAGGGAGCACGATTTTCGTCATTGAATATATTATAACTAGCTCTTACTGGTGATTTTTCAACAATAAAAGGTGAACCACCCTCTGAATATATAGAAGACATATATTGCCCTAATGGAGAATTAAGAGATATATCTCTATTTTCTAGATATTTATCAAATGTTCCTTGAGCTCTAGATAAAATAGCCTCTATAGTCATATCTTGATTTGTTTGCTCAGTTACTGGCGATGTTCCTTGTTCCCAACCCATTCGATTTTTATCCTATTTATGCTGTTCCATGTGCTCCATCAGAGGTGTAAATATACACCAAATTATTATCATTATCAAATTCTGATTTGCAGTGTGGACACATCCAACCTTCAACTGATTCTTCATCATCAGATAAAATTCCAATTCTTTGTGTTGTATAACCGTCATAGTAAAGGCTTGTATCGCAAACAGGACAAAGGTCTCTATTCTTGTTTATCGCCTTCTTTTTCAGCATGCGCAAGTAAATTTGTTTCTTGGCCACCTTGTAATGCCTCCAATTGCTTAGGGGTAAATCCTTGAAATACCGTTAATTGTTCTTGTTTTTTCTCTGTATCAAATAATCCTGACATTTTAGCTAATGCTTCAAGTGAACGAAGTCTATCTGAGTCCCTTTCAGACATTTCAGCTATCTGTTTATACTGTTCAACAATCCAGCCAGGTGCAACTCCCTTATCTTGCAACAATACTTCAATCTCTTTTTTCACCATAGTTCTTACTTCCTCTTTTTTTAATAAAAATCTTGATTTATTTTTAATATATTTTTCCTTTTTAGCCATAGGATAAGCTTTTTTGTAAGCTTTTACGCTATCATCACCCGATGCAATGTATCTAGCGAATAAAAATTCACGATTATTTAGTTTTCTGTCCTTTGCACGTGAATATGTTGCCTTATAATTGCCTGAAAATGTGTAAATGTTCTCAACAACCCCGTCTTCACCCAATATTTTATGACTTTTCTGCTCACAGATGAATGAACCGCATACAGTTCTAATCATTGTACGTGGTGTTTTGTAATTTGGATGATTAACCTTGCTTTTCTTCAGTATTTGGCAAATATATCCGTCATCAGTATATACCCAATCACCTTCATCAGCAATACGCCAATCAGACAAAACCTCCTCAGTTTGACCAAATGCTTTATATTCGTCTATATTGTCATAAAGATAATGATTAGTGTTTTTGATTTTCTTTAAATCCATACCAAAATATACAAAATTTTTTCAAAATAAAAAAATACTTGCAAAATTGATATATTTGATTATATTCTATATAATAGAGATATATAATAGAGATATATAATATAGCTATTATAGAGAAAAGAAAAAGTAAAATAAAAAGAAAAGAAAAACTTAAGGGGTAAATCCCAAAAATTGCATTAGAATGAGTGTGGGTATTGTTTTTATAGTCGAACCCCACCTAATTGGCTCTAGGGGGGCTTCAATTAGGTTGAAATTCGGATTAGGTTTCAGATTTAAATCAGTAAGTAATCAAGATATTCTATCAATAGTAAATAAATAGAAGGGCTAACAATTACACATAACAAAAACGCCACTAATACGTGGCGTCCTTGCTCTACTCTACTATGTAAACAACTATTACTTCACTAACTCATAACCCTTAACTCTTGCAACATAATTAATATGTTTCTGTGTTGTAACAGACCACCAACCCAACTGCTTAACTTCCTGCTTCAAGTGGTTTATAGTTGCTACCTTAGTATTATAACTATATACTGCTTCTCTGCTTACTCTTAGATTCTGCTTGTATCTATTCATTATATATAAATACTCCATTATTCACCCCCTTTATTACTTAAGTTAATATTATTATTATCTATGTATCTATCTACTATTAATTGGATATTATGCACATTTACAAAACGTGTTTTATTATCGCTTTTAATAGTTTGAGTATTATCATTTAATAACTTCTTAACATCATTTAAGAAATCATTTAACACAGCATTTATTACATCTTGTGAGGCTTCTGCTTCATTATTTATTATTGCATCTTGCAACGTTAAAATATCACAAGAATTATCTTCTATTATTGATGTCGTTGCGCATTCTTGCGCTTCTAGTTCGTTAACTCTCTTTTCTAGTCTTTGAATAGCTAGATTCTGTTTACCATCTAATAAGCCCGATTCTTTTACAATATCCCATCTGTAATTTAAGTCATCTTTTACATCTTGTATTTTATCTAGTCTATCATTTATTCCTGTGATTACTTCTTCTACTGCTTCGAGTCTTAGATGGTCGGCATTGATACAATCCCATACTTTTCGGAATTTATTATTAATATGTTTATTTACTTCGATTTGCTTATTTATTTTTTCGGTTAGTTCGTTAATACGTCTTTGATTGTTTTCTGTTGTTTCTATTAATTCGTTAATACGTTTGTTATTGTATTCCACTGCTATTGAATAATCATATTCCATTATTTGTTCTCCTTTTATACTTCTTCTATTGGTTTAACATCTATTATTATACTATTATTTATAGTATTTATATTTATTTTATTATGTATTCTATTTACACCTTTTTTTAACAATAAACTATCAACACGTAAAACATTAATACTATTATATTTATGTGCTTTTATTTTGTATTTCATTTATACCTCGCTTCCGTTGCTTGTAGTCAAATATAACATTATATATATATTATATACAATTAATATTATTTATTTTTTTTATAGGTTTAAATATGTTTTAATTATTATATTATTGACGTGGTAGCAATAACAATGTTTTTTGACAATTTAAATAAAGGGGAACAAAATGCTTAAAGATAAACTAACTGCATTATTAGAAGAAGTTGAAGGAATTGATAACAGAGTAAAAGGTAAGGACGAAGTTATCAAGAAAGTTCAAGAAGAAAATGAATATCTTCAGAAACAAATTGACGAAGGTTTCAAGACTTTTAATACTGATACGCATTGCTTGATTGAAAGAGAAAAATTATACGAAATAATAAATGCTCTTGAAGAAATATCTACATATGATGTAGAGGATACTATTGCTAATGCGAGAAGTTACTGCGAGGACGCAGAATATTCAATAAGTGATATATCAACTTACAGAGATGACGCAATAAAACAAGTAGAGGATATATTAAAAGATACTAAAGTTATTGAAGAAGTTGATGATGAAACGGGTGAAGTAAAAGTAAAATCACCTGCTAAGAAACAATAATTGTTTCTCCTATGATGAGGGTCAACTTAATTGTTGGCCTTCATCACAACATTTAAATTATCAAAGGAAAGGAATATATGAACATAGAAAGAAATTTAAGTGGGGTAATAATTATTAGTGATATTATTGATAATCATTTAGTAACAGAACAATATTATTATTACACAGAAACAGAAGCAAAAGAATTATTTGAACGAAAATATAAGAAAGAGCAGGACTAGAAATAGTCTTGCTTTTTTTTTGTGCAAATTTATTAAGCCAGAAGAAAAAAAAGGGAAGGGAAAAGATGAGTAAAGAAAAAAGTTATGAATTAGATGATTTAGTAATTGATGCGTGTGAAGAATTAGATGATATAATAGAAGGGGAAGAACTAGATATAAATGTTGATGATTTAACCGATACAATACACGAAATAGCAGATAATTCTGTACCGATTTATTATTGGGATATTGGACAATATGCATCACATAATAGTTGGTTGATGACAGAGAAGCCCGAAATTAATTCAGAAGGAAATGCACACGACCAAATACAAGCGAATATATATGAATATATTGTTGAAGGATTGTATGAACATATAGCAGAAAAAGAAAAGGAGGAAGGCAATGAGTAAAGAATATTTATATCATTGTAAAGGTTGTCAGAAGGCAGATGAAGAATACCCACTAAAATTTGATGATTATGAGGTTGGTGAACCTATTTATAATGCACCTAAGGTAGAGTATCATATGTGGGCAAGAAATGATGCATACGGAATTTATACAGGATTATATTGTGATGATTGTTACAAAAACAATTATCCATACAGAAAAGACAGATACCATGATGAAGCATATTGTGGAGAAAGGTTAGAACCAAATGAGTGAAATGAATATAATAAACATAAGACACGAAATATCAGACGATTTAATTGAATCTTTATTATGTTGTGCATTTGAAGGAGGCATAACATATTGGGCAAATAATGTTATTTGTGAAGATAAAGAGGATATGAAAAAAGTAGGTGGTTGGAAACACGAATATTTGACAAAGACAAAGAAAAAAGACGCAGTAATGTTTATACACGATATAGATGGTGGTAGGGCTAGGATTACAAAGAAACAAATCATTGACGCATTACAGGAAATGGATTTTAAAGAAAATGGTTGCACAAAAGCATTGCAAAGAATATTAAGTGGAAACTATGATTCTGATGACGCAGATTTAATGGTGCAAATGGCCTGTTTTGGTAAAGTGATATATGGATAAAATAATAAATAATAAAGGAGATAAATAATGGGAATGGATGTATATGGATTAAATCCAAAAATGAATAAAAAGATGAGTGAATTTCCAACAATGGAAAAAATGAATAAATTGGAAGAAGAAGGTAAATGGGACGAAAAATGGAAAATACTTGATAATGATACAAAGTTAACAGAAAAGTATTGGAAAGAAAAAAATGAGTATGAAAGAATAAATAAAGGTGCATATTTTAGGAACAATTGTTGGTATTGGAGACCTTTATGGGATTTCTGTTATAATGTGGCTAAAAATAGTCCATTTCCGAGTTTAATTTCAGAAGAACTATGGGAAGATGGACATCATAATAGTGGAGCAGGGTTAAATGATGAGGACGCAAAATTACTTGGAGCATTTTTATTACAAGCAATCGAAGATGGTAATGCTGAGGATTATAAAGTTTACCACGAATCACAAGAAAAAGATGAGAAATACAAATATCCATTTGATATAGAAAATGTTAAGGAATTTGCTCACTTTTGTATTGAAAGTGGAGGATTTGAAATATGCTAGGAGGAACAAAATGAAACATATAAAAGACATAGAAAAAGCATATGATTTGCTCAAACAATGGAATAATGTAGCATCAAGACTATGTGGTGAAGGTCTTGTTGCTTTGAAAGAAATGGAACGATTGAAAATACAAACAAAGTTATTAATTGAGGAGGAAGAATAATGAAATATTATATAGTTTTTGTAGGTGGTATGGAGGTATATGAAGATATAGATAGAAAGATGGCTGAATGGGTAGCAGAAGGGTATATTGAAGATGGTTATGATGATGTTACAATTCAAGATATAAAGGAGGAAGAATGAAAGTAATTATTGAAGATTACAATGGTAATGATTTATGTAGTTTTGAATGCATTACAAGGGAAGCTATTACAAAGCTAAAAAATTGCAACATTGCAGATATTGATGAAGATGAATATGGACTTCAAGAAATAAGAATACAATTAGAGGAGGAAGAATGAAAGAAATAAAGAATAATCACGATACAATAGAAATGCCCATATATTATTGGGAAGATGAAAAGACAAAAGAAAAGCATTATGATTTTGAAGAAATGGCTGATGTCTTAGAAGATAGAATTTGCAAGTATTTAAAATGCAATGTTTTAATAACCATATCAGAAGTGGAGGAAGAATAATGGATATGACTAAATGGGAAGAAATACCTAGTGAAGATTTATGGGAAGATGGTGAATTATCACTAGGTGAAGTACACTATAAAATATGTAAAAATGTTTTAGAAATAGGTGATTGGAAATTAATAAGGAGGAAGAATAATGATAATGATAACCCCTGTGGAATGGAGAGATTATAAAAGCAAGAAAGAGGTATTATCTTCTTTCGATAACAATGAAGATTTTAGGGTATGTTGTCCAATAGGAGAGTATTCTAAATGGAACACAATGGCTTGTAATAAAGAAGATTTAATAAATCTAGGATTAAAGGAAGCGAAAGTAAGATATAAAAATCTCACTCAAACAATGATAATAAAACTAGAGGAGGAAGGATAATGTATGATGATAAAGAATATATCAAACACTTGGAAGGATTAGTCAAGTATTCACACGCATACGATATACTAATGGAATATTGGGATTATTTTCCTGATGAAGAAAAACCAAAGATACATAAACGATTGGAGGGATTGGGATTATGACAATGTCAAAAGAAGCAAGAGAGAATATAGAACAATTACATAGCAGACTAGACCGAATAGATAAAAGGTTTGCAAATCAATGGCTAGAGTGGGCAGATATGATAAAAGAGGCAACAACTAGATTGGATTGCAGGGAGCATGAAATCATAGAAGAGTTAGAAAGGTTGTTGCTAGTAGAGAGATGGTTGTTTAATGAATGTAAAGAACCTGCAAGAAGCGAGGCTTTAGAATGGCTAGGTAAATTTGGGTATAAGGAGGACGAATAAATGATAATGTGGTTTACTTTTATAGCAATGGTTTTATTAATAATTGAAATAATAAAGGAGTAATTAATGAGAATAAACATACACGCACTAACTAGAATGTTAAGAAATTTAGATGAAAAAGAATCGTCATCTATATACTTGAGAGAAATATCACTGCTTATGGAAGAGAATGATAAACTGAAAGAAGAAGTGAGAAACTTAAAAAAAGAAAACAAACTTTTAAGTCAAGATGATGAATGAGAATCATATGAGACATAAAAATAATATAAAATATTACTTGATATATTTTATAAATATAACTAATATTGAAATATAATAAGGAGGCTAATATGAGTGATAGGACATCTATATTCATTTCTGATGTTGATAAATCAAAATGGAAAAAGTTTAGAGGAACAGCTTTGATGAAAGGTTTTGATTCTGGAGCTGATTATGTGAGAACAATTATACAAAGAATTGTCGATGGAGAGCTTGATGTTAAAAAATAGCCCTATTGACATTGAAGGAATTTACAATGATTATCTTGACAAGAAGCAGGAGGAGAATAAAAAGGAAAGGTATGAAGGTAATGAGAGCTGGTATCACGCTTCTGGAGCTGGTAGTTGCTCAAGAAAGCTATATTTTGAATCTGTGGAACAAGTAGAGCCTACGAATCCAATCGATGCTAAAACAAAGCGTTTGTTGAGATTAGGTAATGTTGTGCATGATGATTTTGAAAAAGCTTTTCTTTCTTATAATAGAGATATATATAATAGAGATACTAATAGAGATTATAATAGAGAAAAAGAAACTAAAAATAAAGAAAAAGATAGCTTGAAATTTCATACTGAAGGTGAGATAAGGATAGAAGCACTAAACGTAAGGGGTTTTTATGATTTGGTGTCAGAGGATGATGAGGTCTATCTATATGACTTTAAAACTTGTGGTGGATATGCTTGGAAAATGAAATTTGGTAGAAAACCTGCTTTCAATCCATCTATCCATTATGAGCTACAACTAGGTACATATGGGTATGCTATAAAAGAGCAGTTTGGAAGGCTAGATGGTATGTATTTGTACTATTACAACAAAGATACATCTATGATGAGATGTGTAAGTGTTCCTCTTACATACTTATCTAGAGCTTATCTGTTCTGGAAAAACGTAAATGATGAACATAAACAAGGATTACCTCCGTTTAGGAAGGGTGTTTCACCTGTACAAGATTGGCAATGTAACTATTGTCAATTCCTAGACCATTGTAATCCAAATAGATAATCAAGAGGTTGTGGCTAACTATACCATATCAAATGAGGGAACAAGAACTCAGCCTCTTGTATTACAAAGAAAAGGAGAGTAAATGAACAAAACAACACAAAATACATTCATGAAACTCTATAAGACAGATGTGAGCAAATACACCGAAAAAAAAGGTCAATTCGCATATTTGTCTTGGGCACATGCAGTAGCAGAGCTTAAGAAAGTTTGTCCTACTGCAAGATGGGGTGTAACAAAAGCTGAAGATGGTTCTCCATTTTTCAGAACTGAATGTGGTTACTTTGTTGATGTATGGGTTGAGGTTGATGGTGTATCACTATCACAAATTCATCCTGTGCTTGATAATCGTAACCAACCGATAGAAAAACCGAATGCGTTTCACATAAATACAAGTCTACAAAGAGCATTAGCTAAATGCATTGCTTTACATGGTTTAGGTCTTTATATATTTGCAGGAGAAGACCTGCCAGAGCCAGATGCATTAACACCTAAAGAGGAAGATAATTTATATGATTATGCTAAACCTCTAGGTAAGAAATTCGTTGATGACCTTAAATCAAAGGTTAAGTCAATGGAGCTAAATGCCTACAACTATGAGGCTTGTATAGAAAAAATACAAAACATGATACAAGAGAAAGGAGCTAAGTAATGGCTGACGTAAACGAAATGTTTAATAATATAACAAAAGAACAGAGTTTTTATACAAAGAGTGATAAAAAGAAGAAATCTTTTACACCTTTTGCTAAAGGCGAATATTTTGGGCATATTATTGAATGTGAATCAAAAATAGTAGATGTTTCTAGTGGTTCATATAAAGCTAGGTTATATACCTATGTTTTTCAAGCATCAGAAGAAAACAAAAATAAGGACTTTACATATATAAACATAAAAGGATTGCCTGAAATAACTAAAGGCGATTGTTATGCAGGGTCTAAATTTAGGGGCAAATTGTGGAGATTTTTAGAGCCAAGCAAGGATGACACCTTTCAGTCAAATTCTGACGGAAATAATGGTTATTTGCGCTTCTGTGAGAATCTTGGCATAGAATGTCCATCTGAAAAAAGAGAAATCAATGGTGAGGAAGTTGAGGTAAAGATATTGCCAGAAATATCACCAGAAGATGTGCTTGGTAAACCTGCAATCGCATTTGTTGATTTGGGTAGACCTTTCACGAATAAAAAAGGTGAGAAAAAGCAATATTGGGATGCTAAATTTCTTAAGAAATGGGAAGATGGTAAGGAGATAACCATAGCAGGAGGAGATGATGCGATACCATTCTAAAAGAAAGGTCAGTCCCTTTATGAAGGCTAATATAAATATGTTTTACTATTTTGGTATAAGAGCCAAAACACTTGCAAAATGGTTTGGGGTATCAAGAGCAACGGTGTATAGACATATTAATAAATAACAATAACTCGGAGGGGGTAGATACCCACACACACACAATCTACTCCCTTCACCCCCTAAAAAAAGGAGATGTAAATGGGAAGAGCAATAGATATGGAGAAAGACATTGATGAGCTGAAAATGAGAGTCCGAAGACTCGAAAATATAACGAGGGGAATGTCAGCAGCAATTAGTGAAATGGAAGAAAAATCAACAAGAACAAAACACGTTGACTTAGTTGACGATGTAAAAGAAGAGGAGACAGATAATGGCACCGAGGAAAAAGCCAACGATGAAGGAGATGGAAAGCGTAGTAAGTCAAGTAATAAATCGTCAAGAAAATCTAATGCAAAGAAATCTAAATCTGGAAGTAGTTCTAAGTAGTTACATAGAATTTAAAAAAGATAATGAAGAATTTGCAAAGCACTTACAGGAAAAAACTGAAAAAATTGCTAAAGACAGAGCTGAGAGCAGTGTACGTGACGACAAACAACAAGTCGTTTCTGAGTCTAAATGATGCAATAGATTGCGAAAATGAGCAAGAAAAAAAAAGAGAAAAAATAAAAAAAAAGGAAGAGATAATAATGAACATATATGATATATTATCCAAAGTTCTTTCGAGAAATGACTGGGGAGTTTTTTTCAAAGGGGAACCTTTGCAAAATTGTCCTGTGCAGGAGGGAGCTAAGATGTACAAGGTTAACGAGGTCAATATTGATAGGCTTCATTCTGCAATAGAACAAGTCATAATAGAGGAGAATAATTGGAGTTCAGAGGAAAAACAGACAGGCAACGAATAATAGGTTGGTTAAAGGCTGATTTAAGTTATTATAAGGATAATTTAGGGGAAGAAACTGAATTTGGAACAATAATAACTGAAAAGCTCATCAAGGACGTAGAAAACCGATTAAGCGAACTGGAAAAAAAAGAAACTACTAAATTAGTTGAGGCTGTTTAACAGCAATTAAAATAAAAATTTAGAATAGTATTTATTTAGGGGTTTAATAATCCTAAGAGGAATCTATGTCTAAAAAATAAACAAGAAGGGGGGCATGTGGAAAACTCATTACCATATGACGAGTCAACTGAAAATGCAATATTGGGCTGTGTTATAGCATATCCCAATCAATATGACAATATGATTAAATATATTACAACTGATAAGATATTTTATCAAAAGAAAGCAAGAATGCTATGGCAAAAATTACGAAAAATGAAAATCAACAGAAATCATATTGATATGTTATCTGTGTGTTCGTCATTAACAAAATCAGAAATAAGCAACGGTATTACAAGCCATTATGTATCCTTGCTTTGTAGCTCTGAGAATCTTCCATTAGAAGATATGTCTGAGTTTTATTCAAGGCAATTATATGAAAAGTATCTTATGAGAAGAGTTATTGTCAAAACAGATGAAATTAGAAGAGATATAGAAGATAATCAGCAAGATATTTATAAAACAATAGCTGAATCTCATTCTGTACTAACCGAGATATTAAATATAAGGCCATCAATTTCTTCTGATATAGAAAGCATAATAAGTGATACAGTTCATAGCATACAAAACAAAGAAGATAAGTTGATAAAAACAGGCTATCCTAAATTAGATTCATTTGCTGGTGGTTTAACCAGAGGAGAAATAACTATAATAGGTGGAAGGCCAGGACATGGAAAAACAACAGTTATGGTTAATATGTTGGCAAATGTTTTAGATGCAGGTTATAAGGCAATGTTTTTTAGCAGGGAGTTGCCTAATGCTGAATTGCTTAAAAAGATAATTTGTTTAGAATCTCAGCAGTTATCATATGGAATGGTAAGAAAGAATATATTTTCAGAGGATGCACTGCAAATTGTAAATTCAACACTTGAAAAAATAAAAACAAAATATTCAAATGATAGGTTTTTAATGTTTGACAATATAAGAGATTTTGCAGTTTCATCAAGCGAGGTTAAGAAGTTTAAGCCAGATATTATATTTGATGATTATATACAACTTATAGCCTGTGATAGCAGGGAAGACCAAAGGAGATTGCAGATAGAACAGTTAGTAAACGATTATAAATGGTTAGCAAAAGAAACAGGTTCTGTTGTTGTATTAGCTTCTCAGCTAAATAGAATGATTGAAAGAGCTGGAACAAGGGGAAAAACATTAATGCCTCAGTTATCAGACCTAGCAGAGAGTGGAGCAATAGAGCAGGTAGCAGAAAATGTCTTCTTTTCTTATTACGATTATAAGGTAAAAGGAGAGGCAGGAAAAGGAAAGAATATTATAACTATGGTAGCAGGTAAAGTTAGGTATGGTGACAGTGGAACTGTTGACCTAGGTTATGATGGAGATAAATGTAAAATACATAATTCAATAGAGGAGATGTTAAGCGATGAAATCCCATTTTAAATATATAGGAATTGACCCAGGAAAAAGTGGAGGAATGGTTGTTATTAATTCAAGAGGTACTGCTAAGGCTTATAAGTGTCCAGAAAAAGTATTTGATATGGCAAGTCTATTTAGAATAGCTATAGGAAGTACATCACCAGATAATGTAAAATTATTAATGGAGAGAGTTTGGGCTAGACCAAATAATGCTTCTAGCAGAGCATTCACATATGGAGTTAATTATGGTCAGTGGCTAGGTATAGCTGCGGCAAATGAAATAAAGATGTATACGACATTACCAACTGAATGGATTAGATGGATTGGTTGTCCTAAAGCATTAAAGAAAACAGATAGAAAAAATTGGCTTAAAGATAAAGCAAAAGAGCTATATCCTAAGATTAATAAAGTAACACTAGCTACATCTGATGCAATATTAATAGGTCATTATGCAAGAAAGGAGTATTTCAATGAGTAAAGCAACATGGGGTAGGTCAGAGTTAAAATTCTGTCCAAAAAATAGGAAAGTATGGCAACTAAAATATGATAGTAATATAGAAGATGATAAGTTGGTTGTTTATAGTGACATGCCTAGCTATGGGTTAAAAAGAGAAAATATTCCAGAAAAATATGAGTACAAATAAAAAGGAGTCTAAATGAATTGCTGGCATTGTCAAACAGAGTTAATATGGGGAGGAGACCATGATTTTGAGGACTGTTGCATGGAGGGAGAAGGTATTGTAAGTAATCTTCATTGTCCAAATTGTGAAGCATCCGTAGAAGTTTACCTCCCCTTAGATAAGGAGAAGAAATGAATATGTATCGAAAATTTTGGTATAAATATGCAGGGAATAGAACGGTAGCAGATACTTATGCTTATTTTTGTACAATTATAGCTATGCTTATTATTTGGTGTTTAATTTTATCCATTGCTTTAATTATAAAATGATAAAACTGATTGACATCTATAATAAGTTTGAGGGAGATGTCTTAATTGAGAAAGGGGGCCAATTCGTGCCATTAACAGAAGGATACTGCAAGGGGTTTGACCTTGATTTAGAGTTTGGTAAGATGGGAGAAGAATTTACTCAACAAGTATTTGAGGGAAATTCAAAAGTAGAGGTAAAAACAGAAAGAGATATATGGGTTAATACTGGAAATGTAGCCATTGAAATTCGGTGTAATGGTAAGCCATCAGGGTTATCAACAACTGAATCTACTGTATGGGTGCATTTATTGTCTCATAAAGGGGCCATAAAGGGCGGATTTATATTTAAGGTAGATGAACTTAAGGCTAAGATAAAAAAGCTCCATGAATCCAATAATTTAAAAATGGTTATGGGGGGTGATGATAATTTGAGTCAAATGGCTTTACTGCCAATTAAAGAATTGTGGGTTTAATCGTAAGGATATATGGAATATTTATCTCTATATTTTTTACTTTTAATAATTTTATTAAATAATCTTACTTTATAATTGTATTCTGATTCAAGCTTCAGTGCTAAGGCTTTATTTTCCTCAGATAGATAATTTAAAAACTCTTGTTTTTTGGATAAAATTCTGCCTTTTGTTTCTGAGCTTATATCAAGAGGATTCATTTTTCTAATAACAGTATCGAGTGCTTTTTTTGCTTTCTTTTCTCTTTCTTTTCTTGAAACGATATTTCCAATCTCATATTCGTTACATAGAGCATCATATGCTTTGTAATAAGCTAAAGCTATCTCATCCTCAGTTTTGCCATACATGATTGCTTTTTTAAGAGTCCAATACATTGCTGTTCTTTTCATATTTATGGTTCCAGATGTTTGCTGATAATTCATTTTTTTTCTCCATTGATTTTCAAGCGTTGCAATCCTTCTGGTTTGTACTACATAAGGCTGGTTTATATTATCCCATAATTTTTCTGCTTGAGCTCCAATAACTACTGTTTTTCTTGTCCAATCCAATATGGCTTCATCAACAGGTTTATCATATTTAAGAGCATTCAAAAATTCTTTTCTTGCATTATTCATATTTCTTAATATGACTGGTTGAAAATAAGGTGTAAGACTATCTCTTGAATCATAAGGGCTTATTGCTTCTCCAAACACACCCAGCATTTCACCTCTCCATATATAAGCAACTGCTTTATCTAAAGAAGGACTTTCTTCAGTTGGCATTTGCTGTCCTAAAAGCTTATCATAAATTGTAAACAAAAGAGCTCCACCTAAACCATGACCAATCGTAGCTTTTATCATTGGAGCAAAATTGCCATTTTTCATTGGCTTAACAATATTTTTATATGTATCGATTGTTACAGAGCCAGCCATTCTTTGAAATAATGTTAAAGGCTTAGTATACTTATGGGACATCCATAAGGGAAGGTCAGAAACTCCTGTTGCTCCAGCACTTGCCTTATGAGCAGAAAATCCAGCATAATCAAGTATTTTTTCATATGCTTCAGAGTTATGTAAGTCTTTTTCATTTTTTAATAATTCAATTTCTTTTTTAGATAGTTTATAAATATCCTCAAACATTCTTTCAATTTCTCTAGCTTTAGCGTCTTTAAAGAATATTGAAGTATTACCTCTGTAGGCAGATGTAAGCTCTGCAAAATGCATTCTTCCTGCTTCAGCTGTCATTATCCTGTTAAAGTTTTCAGTTTTTTCCATAAGATTAATATTTTTAAACCACCATCTTATCTTTTTATCAGTTCCGAATAATAATTCCTTTTGACCGTATCCTGTCTCACCTCTTTCGACAGCCTTGATAAATTCATTGGGGTCTCTCATGGCTTTCATTGCTTTTGACATGCCTCTCATAGTATTTCTAAGTCCAAATACTGCAATACTCCTTGGTACCTGCATAACGACATTTTTAAGACCTGATAATGGTGATGATAAACCAGCAACAGCTGAATAATTAGTAAATTTACCTAAAAGATTAAAGGCTGGATTATTGATATTAGAACTTGTTGAAAAGTCTACGCCAATTTGTCTTTTAATTGTTGTGGCTACATAAGCTGCATCGCCAGATGTTTCATTCATTATTCTTGTTAAATCACCTGAAGTTTTAGCTTTAAGCTGTGATTTGAATGGTGTAAGTTCAGGAAAATGTCTGACTGTTGCTAAGAATTTAGACATACCATTAACATAAGAACCCATAGTTTCTTCTAAACCAGTTTCATACGACTTAACTCTTTTTTTCTTGCCTCCCACCATTACATCAATATATTCAGGAAGCATAGTTCCTCTCTCTTTAAGAAAAACAGGTCTAGCTACTAAAGGTCCATGATAAATCATACTCATAGCCTCTTCTGCTATTAATTCTCTTGTTTTTTCTCTGCCACCATTTTGCTTGATTTCTTTTTGAGACATTGAATTTAACTTTTCATTAACAATTTTTTCTATAGCAGGATGCTCTTTATTTATACCTTCAATAACTTCCAAGCGAGGTCTTCTTACAAAATATTCTTGAACAAACTTTTTATTTACAGTTTTCATTATTTCCGTATACTCTCTTGAAGACCTTACATTCCTTGATATTTCAACACCTAAACCATTCCATACAAAATTAGCATATTCTGACCATAATTCTTTTGCTTCTTTATATCTTCCTCCAGTACCATGGAAATCTTTATAAGCTTGTTCCATTTCTTTTAACTCTTGTTTGTAGAAATAGTTATCAGTTTCTTTGACGAGTTCTTTTAATTGCTTTATAGCACTCTTTGCAATATTTTTATCAAGAAAATGAATATATTTTCTACCTGTATTTCTGTCAACTATGTCTCTTACTCTTTCAATCATAGCTTCACCATCACCTTTATATTTAACACTTCTTGTATAGTCATGCAATTCCAATCTCCTTGCTATAGCTCTTCCTGCGGGTCCTAAAGTTTTAATATAATCAGCAGCTCTCATTAAAGGTCTAAACCATAAAGATGTTCCACCATCTGTCTTACCTTGATTTATACTCATCATATGGTCATTTAAAAGATTGTTAGATGGAGTCACTTCTGCTCCTTTAGTCGAATATGATTTAAATGCTCGTATCATGGATGGGGTAGCATTTTCAAATGTTACTCCATAAACATCTTCAAAAAACTTATCTCTTCTTCGTTCAGATATATCATATTGAATCTCAACCTCAAGAGTTTTTGCTTTATTGAGAGATTCTTTGGTGCTTTTTCCCTCTACTCTTGATTCATATATAGCGTTTAGTCTTTGTTCATATACCATAAGCTCATCAGCAGTTATGAGTGGCTTATCTTTAGTTGCTTTATCTCTGTTTATAGTCCATGTTTTCTTTCCTATAATATCCATTCTAAGCTCTTCTAGTTGAGCTCTTGTAAACCCAAGAGTTTCAATAACATCTTTTTCAACACCTTCATGGATACGTTTATTTATTCTTTTTACAACGCTATTATCAGTCTGATATTTTGTTTTTATTTGGTTTTTAAGACTCATATAACTTGTTGGTATCTTGCCACTTAAAACCTTTCCTCCAATAATACGAACAATATCTTTTTGAATACCTAAAACATCATTTCTATTTCGTAAACCAAAAAATTGCCTTAAATGACTTACAGTCCTTGAAACCCAAGATTTCATTTTTCCTATTGTGCCTTTAGGAAGCTCTTTTGCTGTATATTTACCAAGTGCCTCAACTAAAGCTTCTTCAGAACCAAATCTTCTTATACCATCTTTAATAATTTTTTTGCTAAATGGGTCGCCCATAACTTTAAGCACATCAACAACGTGATGAGAAACTTCATGAGGAAGAGTATCAGTCCTTGCTTTTCCTTTTGCTATTTTAATAAGGTGTCCAGTTATCTTTCCAAGAATATATTGACCTTCAAATTTTCCTAACGTTTTTTCAATTGATACAGCAAGTTCAGGATATTTTTTCTTAACCCATCTTATTTGGCTTTGTAATTCTTCTACTGTTACAATGTCTTCACCCTTTTTAATTTCAGCCTCTAATTGATGTTTCGTTTTAGCTTTTTGGTCAACAATCCAATCACCTAATTTTTTATCATATTTATATCCCTTTTCTACAAGTTCTTTAGATATTTCTCCTAGTCTTTTTGATTTGGTTTTTTTAGTTTCAATTTCATTATATTCTTTAACAAGGTCTTTTACCTTTTTGCTTTTAGATTCCACTGCATATTCAACTTCACCTTTAACTGCATCACGAGCAGCAACTTTTTTTATTGTATTAATATATGAGGGTTCTAAACCTATTTCATTTAAACGTGGTCCTGTAAATACCACCTGTTCTACCATCGCATGTAAAGTTTCTCCATCAATTTCAAATTTCTTTCCAGTTTTTTTATCTATAAACTCATAGTTTTTATCTTTTGAGTATTCTTTTAATTTATTCAATCCTCTCATGATTTCTTTGGTTGTATAGCCTTCTTTTCCTTTACCATAAGATTTTTCATTTTTGTCATATTTTTTATGATTGGGGTCAAGCTTATTTAAATGATTCATTATATCTTTATGTATTCTTGTTACTGCATCTGGAATTTGAGTTTTATCAAGCTTAATTTCATATGTTGCTTTTACGCCTCCTCCTTCTCCTTTGTGTCCTGTCATATGCTGATAAATTATTACAGTTTCAGATTTTTTTGAACCTCCATAAAATTCTACGCCAAATGCAGAAAGGCTATATCTAAACAATCTACCTTCTCCAAATTTTGCATCAGGTTTTGCACCAAATATTTTTGCTACTACAGTACTTAATTGATGTGTTGTAACAGGATATTGTTCAGTAGTTCTATATATAAAAGTCTTGAATCCATCTTTATACTTACCTTTTTTATTATCTCCTGTAATTCTTTTAATTAAATTTTTAATAGATTTTATTATTCCTTTTGTTGTAATTTTTTCAATTGGACCTGTTTTACTTGGAGTTGTTATTGTTTGGCCAGAATAATTAAATACATTATTTTTTGTTGACATTTGGACTCCTACACCTACGCCTTTAGATTCAATTTTTGTCCACATCTGTCCTATCTCTGAACTTATATCTTTTCTACCCTTTAATATTAAATTAAATTTAGCGCTAAAGGCATTTATATTACTAACTCTTGTCTCTATCGCAGCAAGAGTTTTCATGGCTACTACAAATTCAGATAGAGCTGCTTTCTTAGCTGGAGATGATTTATTTGATGCCATAAATTGTGCAATATCATTATCTGTAACCTCAAGTAATGATTTTTTTCTTAAAACTAATTGTTCAGCAAACTGTCTTATAAGTGTTAATTTAGCAGGAGCTTCACCAATAGCACCACTAGGATATTTATTATCTACCATAAATTTTCTAGCAATCCAAGCTAATATACCCTTGCTTTCATTCCATGCATTAACATGCTCATTTGTAATTTCTTTGTCTTTGAAAAGTCTATTGTCTTTGGTACCGATGTCTTCTACTTCCGTTTTAGATATTTTTTTATCATTTGCATGAATTCTATCTCTGCTTTCAATTTCCTTTGGATTTCCAACAAATTCGCCATCAACCGTTTTTCCTAGCCTATCTTTAGATTTTTTTGCGGATTCAAGAGATGGAGTTGTATCTAATTCTTCCTTAACTCTATTTTTAGCTCCTGCTACAGTTGTTGTGCCTTCACCACCTTCAAATTTTTCAACTGTATAAGTCTCGTTATATATATCGGCAGCTTCCTGTAGTTCTTGGAATTTGTCTTTTGCACGTTCCATATTAATGATTTCACCTTTTTCATTAACAACATCTTCAAGGCCTTCTCTTAATTCTTTTATTTGACTTTTTCTGTTATTCTTAATAGCATCTTCTATAGCTGCATTAAAATCTGAACGTGCTTGCTTTTGAGCTTTTTTAAGATTTGCTTTTCCTTTAGGAAAACCACCTGTATTTTTCTTAAACTTTTTCATATCACGTAAAGGTGTAAGAACTTCTAACTCATATGTTTCTTGAAATTTTTCTAATTTTTCCAGCTCTCCTCTTCTTATATCTACAATATCTTTCTTTTCATATCCCTCTCTTTCCATCTTTCCTTTTTTTATATTACGAGACATAGCACCATTTAACTTTACAAGTTGTGAATGAATAAATCTGGCAGCAACATCATCAGTTAATTCGCTTTCTTTTTTTACACCAAATCTTTCTAGGATTTTATTAACATCCTTTCCCTCTGTTTTAGCCTTTGCTATATATCTTCTTGATTCAGCTGCTGGACTCCCTCCTGCTTCAGCCTCTGCTATAATTTCTCTAAATAATTCAAAATCTTTTTCTAAATGAAGATAATCATCCATATCAAATTTAGCATTTTTTAGCTGTCTATTAACAAATAGATTGACCTCTTCCTGTGCTATTTGTTTTGCTTTTTTTAATTCAGGAGTAGCTTCAGACATCTCATTTACAGACTTCTGCATATTTTCAGCTACTTCCATATTTTCCTTGGCAGAATTATATCTAGACTTTCCTTCTTCAGCCATATATTTTCTTATTTGTTCTTTTCCTTCTGCTAATAGACTATGCTTGACTTTTAAAACCCCCATCATACCTATATTAGTAGCCCAGCTTCTTAAAAGGTCTCTAGCTTGGTATCCATCTTCTTGTATAAGTCTGGGTATTTCAGGCGCAGTAAATACGGTGGCTTCAAAACCAACCTGACCAACCTTTCCACTTACTGCTTTAGCGATTTTTTCACTATTGGTTAATGGAGCTACTGCCGCTTTATTGAAAAGGCGAGAATTAACAACATTTAAGCTACCACCAACCATTCCTGCGATACCCCCCATAATACCACCATGCATAACCCCATGACCTATTCCATCCCAAACACTCGTTCCATCAACAGCTGCTTGTAATCCGCCTCTTGTTCCTTCAAATACAGCTAAAGTAGCAGCTTGATTAACAGCCATATTTGCTATAGGTTTTTGAAAAGCAAATAATCTTGCAAAGTTTTGACCGCCATTTTCTGTACTTATTAACATTTCAACATAGTCTTTTGCTAAAGCTTCTCTTGCGGCTTGTTTTTGAACTCCTTTAGCAGTTATTTCTTTAACAGCTTTTTCTCCTCCAATTTTTTTTATACCTGCTTTAGTTGATAAGCTTTTTACAGCTGAATCCTTAATTCCTCTACCTAAAAGTCCGCCTATTCCTTTTCCAACCATTCCTCCAGCAGCCATAGACAATATATCAAGAGGCATCATAAAGGAAAGTACAGCACTAAAAACATCTCCTACAATTCCAGATTCATAATCGTCTAAATTAAATCTTTCCTCACCATTATATAATTGATAAGCTAAACCTGTAATTGAATTATTATATGCAGCTTTTGCCCATTCTCCAGATTGTTCATTTATACCTAAATCCGTCCAATCAAATAGACTGTTTAGGAAATCAGGATTTTCCATTCTTTCTGTTTGTTTTAATTCTTTTTCTCTTTTGATTTTAGCATCATCAACGGATTGCCATGAAGGCATAGAAGGGTCTTTATCTTGCAATTCTTTGTATAGCCTATAATCACTATATCCAAAGTATTCAGGTCTATCTTGCCTAACTTTATTTAAATAATCGTTTATTGTTGCCATTTATTCTATGTTTTACTTTTGGTTTTTTGATAATATGGTTTTTGCGTCTTTTTGAATTTTTTTAATTAATTCTCCAGGAACAGTGTTCAATATAATCTTATGAAAACCTTCATAATGTTTGTTGTACTCTGATGTTAAATTATCTATTTCAATATTTGCAGCTAATAAAGCATGTAAAGCGCTAGCCCTGCTAGAATCTAACCCTGATAATCCTCCTCCTTTTAAATCTCCCCGCCTTTTGCTATGTAAAAGTTTCCTTACTCTACTAGCTGGATTATTTTTTGATGTAAAAATATTAGGTTTAAAGAGATTATTAATATCAAGAACTGTAAATCCCCATTTTTCACCTAATTCCATAACCGTTTTCATATATTTAGAATTTTTAATATCGCCACTACCATAGCCAGAATCTTTCATATTGATTAATATTTCCCAATTTTCATCAACTTTACTTAAATCATTTAAAAGTAATTGATTTGCTTCAGCTATAGTTGAATAATCAACTTCTTTTCTTAGCTGATTGATTGAAATATTTCGACCCCCAAAATGTACTATTTTATTAAGTTTTCTCGCATCATCACCATTTGTTATTATAGGCTTCATCATAACGCCACTTCCTTTAAGACCAGAAGCGCCATTATAAGAATAATTGTTAATCATTCTTTGAATCCCAACCATACTGTCTGAATGATGCCATAACATTTTGTGAGACCAATTGGGAGCTAAACTAATATATGTATCTGCATACCAATCTTGGTATATAGTTTCTAAATCTAAATGGTCCATTGGAGATATTTCTTTAGATTTTATTTTACTCCTTTTAAGACTATTTTTTATTGTTTTCATATGAGTATCAGTTATCTTAGTATTTCTATCAATACCTCTAGCTTTTTTAAATGGTGTTAAATCATAACCAAATGTTGATTCGCCTATTTCTATATCTATATATTCAGGAGCATTAGCTTTTACTTCTTTATTCCATTTTTGATTTATTATCTGCCACATTTCAGAAATATTATCCGTACCAAAACTTTGTGCTAATGCTTGTTCTTGTTCAGTTGATAATAATTTACTTATCATAGATATAGAGTCCATTCGTGTATCTAGATTTATTCCTTCATTAAAGTTTTTTTGAGAGAAATACTGTTCAGCCTTATCTTCTCCATGAACGCTTTTAAATATTTCATATGCTCTCATTCTTATATCTTCCCAGCTAAATTCATCTGGCAGCTCTTTTTCTTTCTCTGGGTCTTTTTCTGGAATTGGGTCTGGTTCAAAAATTTCGGCCTCTGGGTCTACTTTTTCATCCAATATGTTAAAATCAGTTCTTGATACATAAGGACCTTTTATCATATTCATAAGCTTATCATTGCCTGTTTTTGCATTAAGATATGAAGCGAATTGTTCTCCACCCAATGTTTGTTGCTGTATTTCATCTGCCCTTTTCATTTGTTGTATATAGTCATAAGCTTGTTCATCAAATTTATTAAGTTGTTGGTTTAATTCGCTATTCTCATCTTTTAAATCTGAATAATAAAAAGGCGAATCTGCTCCATCTGCACTCCAAAATATATCATTTGCTTTTGCATTTCGGTCCTCAACTGAAGAATTGAAATATTTATCTCTTTCTTCTATTAAGTTATACATATTATCAGCTAGCTGAAATTTCTCATCAATGAATCTTTTTTGTTCAGCTATTACAGCTTGATTTGCTTTTGTTTCATTATTTACATATTGTTCCAGATATGTTATATCGCCAGTTGCAATTGCATTTTCAAAAGCTTGTTTTTCTTTGTGGTCATAATGATAATATTCTTCAGCTTGTATCATTCCTGCGGAAAACATTTTATCTATATCATCAAATCGATTAAAGTCAGCTCTAAAAAGGATGGACTCTGCTCTATCAGCATGAACACTTGTAAATTTCCGTTTTTCATTTACAAAATTTTTTATATGCTGTTGCCATTCTGCTTTTAGGCTCTCTCTTGCTTGTTGTCTTGCTTCTTTTAACATAAAGGCATCGCCACCATAATCTATTTGTTTCTTTACACCGTTTTCTTCTACAACAAAAACATTTTGAAGACCAATATCATTTATTTTTTCCAATAAATCACTAAATCCAAGTGCAATATCTCCTAAGTTTTTAAAATCTTTATCATAATTTGTATTGGATACCTTTCTATCTTCATATCTTGATTGTAATCTTTTAAATCTTTGTTCAGTATCGCTATCAAATTCAACTTGATTGTCTTGTATATAATTAGTGAGGTCGTTAAGATTCTTCTCCATATTGGAATCTGTCCCATAATCCCATGAAGTTGCTAAGGCATTTTCATACTCTTTATACCACCAATTAAAATTTTGGAGTTCTTTTTGTTCGGTGTAACTAGGAGTATCATCACCTAATCCACTAATCATGTTCTGCCAATTTGATTCTATATTTTCTAAGGTTCTTCTTGCTGCCATTTAATTCTTCCTTTTTATGTTAGTTCTAAAGCGGTATCTCTCCATTGTTGAACAATATCGCTAACACCAGAAATAGCTTCTTGTCTTTTTTGTCCAATTCCAGCTATAATATCTGATGCATTTGAACCATATACATCTCTTGCTCCCTCAACATATGAATCAAATTGACCGCTACCAGAAAAACCTCCTCCAGCTTGGACTCCTTTAGCTCCTGTAACTGATGAAATTAAATCACCTAAAATAGGTGTTGTTTGTGATTGCATAAATGGACTAAATGTTTTTCCTAACATAGGAGATAACTGTTGTTTTGAAAAACCTTGAAATAAATGAGCTGGTAATACTTCCCCAGCAGCGCCAGGAGTTAATCCAAAATATTGTTGCATAGATGAAGCTATATTTTCAGGTGTTATATTAGCAATATCAAAAATACTTCCTAAATTTGTACTTCCAGTTTGACCTGTACCGCCATATCCTCCTAAGCCTAAATCTGATAATAATTGTAAAAGTTCTCTCATAAATTCTCCTTTAGCTTAAATATTTTAATAATCTTGCTAGTTTTTTTGCATTATTTTTTTTATCACTCTTCGCCCAATCCATCTCTTGATAATCCTCAAGTAATTCATAATGCTTGACTCCTTCTGTTATACCTGCTTTTAAGTAGGTTTCTAGGTCTGTTAAATCTTGATATTGTTTTTTCTCACCTTCTAATAAAATATCTTTTCTAGTTTGCCAATCTGTCAAATCATCTTTAACAAATGATTGTCTAAATTTTTCTGGCATTCTTTCTTGTACCATTTTTTGAATTTCTTTAATTTTTTGTTCTCCATGTCTTCCATATCTCTCTGTTTCTATAGATTCTTTTATGCCTGAATATAATGAAGACCATATAGGATTTATGCCTCCCCAAAGACCCATAGCTTTACCTCCATACTCATCTGCTGCATCACTAAGCCAATTTGCTCCAATACCTATTTCATCAAAAAGCTTGCCAAATACTCCTTGATGCTTGCCAGCTTCTGCTAATCCTTTTTCTACATCTCTTTCTATTATACTTTTTTCTGTGACATAATCAGAATATATATCTTTTTTCTGTTTTCCTAATTCATACTGATGTTCTTGTCCCATTTTCCTAAGAGATTCTAATGCATTCTTAATAGTTGATTGTGTTGATGCTATTGCATAGGGGTTTATTGCCATGTTTTAATCCTTTTCAAGTGTTATACGTCTATTAAATATATTAAATTTTATCATTATATACAAATTCCTATACCTAGTTAAAAATTAGTTCCAAAGAATATAGAATTATCAGATACTGTTGGTGCTAATGTATAGTCAATATATGGGTCACGACTTGTTCCTGTATAATTTATATAATATAATCCATTTCTATTACTTCCTGTTGGAGTAATATCTTTTAAATCATGGTCATAATTCATCAAACATATATAAACGGTATCATCATCTCTCATATTTTCCAATGCTGTAGAGGTTAAAGTTATATCATTATATCCACTTGTACTCCAAGTTGCAATTTCATCTGAATATTTAGTAACATTGCTTTCATTATCTCCACCGCCACTACCATCTGAAGTTGAACTCCATCCTACTATTGCATCAAAATCTGTTGTTGCTAATGAAGATACATCACTTGTAGCTTTTACAGTAATAATATCGCCACCTCCATTAACATAGCCATAAACCTTTAATGTCGCACTTTCCACATTGCCTGAAATGCCAGAGGTATCAAAATACATAAATGTTCTTGTGACGGTATAAGTAGAACCTCCTCCTCTACCTGCGGCTACATCGGCTCTAACAGCATAAGCGTTTCTAGTTAATGTACTATTAGCAGACGTTCCTGTTCCTGCGCCTCTGATTAGAGCAAAATTTGAGCCCGTTGCATAAACATACCCATCATTTGTATGTGCATATATCGCAGCCATTATAATTCTACCTTTGGCATATAGTAAGTATTTCCATTCATATAACTATTAGAATCAGGAGATATAGATATAGATTCAAATGATATAGAATCAAATGAATGTTCATTATTTTCTGAATCAAAATTATTCCAGTATGTAATCTTAGCTCCATTTTTTGATTTATTTAATACAAATGGCTTGAAATTACTCCAATTATTATCTCCATAGGTATCAACAAATATGCCATCATAAGTAGATAGATTATTCGCAGTATACCAATCTCCTTCTATAACAGTAACATTTGATTTTCCGTTTGCCCATATTTTTAATTTTTCAATAATCTGTGGGTGTATTTCAACTATCGTATGAGAATTAACACCCTGTGCCTGTATATAATCAGCACAAATTCCCATACCAAATCCTATTTCTAATATATCACCTTTATTATGACATATAAATTCTGATGATTTTTCCATTATAGGAGCTTCCCAATCCATCATAACTTCAGCTCCATCTGAATTAACTATCTTGCTATCAAAAAACTCTAATATTTCGTCTTTAAAAGCCATTAAAATTGAAAGTCCAATGTTGCTACACCATAAGCTATTTCATTATCAGCATCCCAATAAAAACTTAATATATCAACATGATTCGCATCTGTTGTTAATGTTGGATTACTTCCACCTGCCCATTTAACTGCTGTTTGACCATCTGCTAATGATTCATCAAATTCATAAACTTTATAATTAGTGATAGTTCTACTTCCTGTTCCATCTTGCTTTACAAGTAACTGAAAATTACCTGATGCTAAAGGAAAAAAGAGCTGTAAATTAGTTATATTCCCACTTCCAAATGTTAAATTTTGTTTATTAGAATGTCTAAAATCTACCACAGTTGTAGTTGCATCATAAGTAGGCTCTAATTGAGTAAATCCTACACAAGTTGAGCCAAAATGTATTTCATTTCCATCATCCCCTTTTTCTGAAAGCATCATTAATACATCTCCACCTACAGCTATTCTTAGAACATCATCAGATACTTCATATATATAGGTATTTCCTAAACCACCACCATCAAAAAATAATTTCTTTGCTGCATCTATTGATAAATCAGATGAATTAATATTTACTTGATTTGTTGCAGCTTCAATCATATCAACTAAATTTGTTCCACCAACAACAAAACTTAAAGTATCATCAGAAGATTCTCTTATACTTGTATGAGTTCCTCCATCAAAGTATAAAGTATCAGCTGCATTTATAATTATTTTTTGGCTTGCAGGGTCTAATACTAAATCTCCATCAGGCTGTATAGTTAAATGTCCAACTGTAGTATCTGTATCATGCGTCTTAATTGTTGTAACTGCATTATCATCAATATCTACAGAAAAATAATCTAATATATTTGCAGGATTCATTAATTTTAATATTCCATCATCTGAATTAATTTGCATTCTAGCAGAAAGCGTTTCATCAGATTGAGTTTCATAAAAGAAAAAACTATTCCCTTCATTAACTGCAAATGACATAACGCCAGAATCATTCATTCCAATGTTTCCAAAATTATCAGTATCATAAGTTAATTTAAGCAAATGTGTTTGAGCTGATGATTGCCAATTATCATCATAATCTGAGTTATATTTAATTTCAAGTGTTGAACCATCATATGTAAGTGTTGGTTCTGCATCCATTGCTCCAATTGATTGTCCAACAGTTAATAATTGATTTTCTGCAGTGCTGCTTATATTATCATGAGAATCATTTTCAGAATAATACCAAGTACCACCATTATCTTCGCATGATTTTTTATCAGTATAATTAGCTATTGAGCAATATGCTGTTTTGTAATCAATATTGTCAATTGAAATTCCTAAATCAGATTTCATCTCATCAACTGTTCTATATTTCACTTGAGTATTATCACTAATAAGAAGTCTTTCAGCTTCATTTGTAGAGTTTTGTAACTTATTTAAGGTCAGTTTGTTTGTTTTAAGCTCCATAATTGATGTTTTTTCGAGCTTTTTTAGTTCCTGCATCTTATTTGCTGCATACCAAGTATTTCCTATTTTAGCGCATAAATATACGCCTTTGCCTTTTATACTTGAAATTGCAAAATCACCTTCTAATCCAAATTCACGAGTAGGAAATCTGTTAAGTATTCTTGTCTTAGTAGCCTTTTGACCTTTAAGATTAGCCATTATTTAATTCTTTTGTTTCTGTATACTATTGATATATCATTAATTTCAAAGTCAGCTGCAACACCTGTTGATACACCTAAATCTACTACATAAGCTTGTAATTGAAATGTATATATATTATTAACTTCTGAAGGATTATCAAATTTTAATTCAGCTGTTTTCCATTTACCATCTGTTTCATTTAATGTGCTTGAAGTATAAGCATCTGTTCCAGAACTATTGCTCATTCCTTTTGAAAATTTACTGCTTGTAGAAAAAAGAATATTATAATTATTAGCTCCATTAATAGAACCTTTTAATCTTATTCCAGAGTCAGTTCCATCTGTGCCAACTTTATAAGTAATATATACTTTATAAAGCTTTTTAAGTACATTTATATCGCCAAATGTAAAATCCTTAGTTGCAAAGTAAAATGGTTTTTTATTTGAAGAATCTGTTGTTCCTGCATGATTCCATTTTTTTATTCCATTATAATTCCAGTTAGTCCAAGAACTATAATGAGAATGATAAAGTATATCTCCATCTGTATTTGTTATCATATTTGAAGAATTTCCTGCATCAGTAGTAGTTGTATTATTAAATACATTTGAAACCATTGACCATGATTTTGTTGGAAAATGATACATTGCCCCAGTTGATATTCCCAGTGTACTCATAGATTCATCTCTATATTTTACTAAAAGAGTATCTCTTTTTTGGACATAACCTAATACAGGAGATTGAGTTTTAGAATCAGTAGCGTTGTCAACAAACCAATAATTATAGCCTATCAATGCAAAGTCTGAAGAAGAAGGTATTTTATCATCTATAAGATTTGCCATCGTTTTTCCATCATATAAATAGCATCCTCTTTCATTCGCCCAAATAACTCCATGAGGAGTCTTTGTAACGCTACAAGGTTTTACAACGCCAACATTATAAAATGTATCTTCCAATACATCATAATCACCTGATATATTTATAACAAATACTTTATTTCTTTTAAATTGTAAGAGTTTATCTTTATATGATTCTAAAGCAGTTATTTCATCGCCATCATTGATAGCTACATCAATATAACTTGATGCTGGTAATATATTATATTTTCCAGGAGGAGACTTTAACATTCTATCTCCATATATTCTTCCATTTTGGTATATATTGCCTACAAATAATCTGCTATTTGCTATTGTTGATGCTTTATATCTACATGTCATATTTGCTAAAGAAATACCATCATCTTGACTTATAAAAGTCTCTGATTCATAACTATTAATCTCATTGAAGGCTGGAAAATTATCACGAGAAAGAGTAAATATATATCCTCCTAATGAATCACTCCATGTTCCTTGGCCTGTTATAGCTGAAGTTGAAGAATGTAAAGTTAAATCATTATGGTCAACATAAAATTGCAAATAATATATATCAGATTCTGTATCTCTCATATAAAATTTAGTTTTGGTTATATAAGGGTCTTCTATCTTACTTTTTGCTAATACAACAGTTATACTAGGTGCAAAGCCTTCAATAATATTTGTTTCACCTTCATCATTCTCTCCTAATATAGCAGCAGATTCAAGCAAATTGGATTCTTCCTTAAATATATTAACACATGTTGATGCTATTTTGTATTTTCTTTCTCCCCAACCAGTTGCATCAAAATCTTCAGGCAATTTCCATGAAAAGCTAATATTTGCTCCTTCATTTGTTAGCATTTGGTCGTCTGGAGAAAATGCTTCATCATCTTGCAGTTCTTGATTATGAAAATTAATATCTAATTTTTCTATAACAAATCTTGAATAAGTGGCAATATTATAATGGAATCTTTTAAATCCACTAATATTTGTAGATGTATCATATGAAGCACCTGAATGGTATTTATAAGCAAACATTTCATTATATTCCTCATTATCTTCAGGAAAAATTTGTTCAATACTAATTAAGATATTATTATTATCGCCAATAGTAGTTAATTCTCCTATAGCAAAAGATTCTTCAAGTTCTAATTTGCACGATAATCTTACTAACGTATTTTGTCCTGCACCACCACCGTAAGTATTATCATCTGTATATTGAAATTTAGATTCTATTATTCTGCCTGTACCATCCCAAATATGAGGATTGTCATGTACACTTGTAGCAAGCTGTGTTTCAGATGCGGTTTTTCCAATTTCATATAAACGATAATTGTCAGTAAATGTCTCAATAGGCTCTCCTGAAATCATTTTATTATAAGCATCTTCATAATTTCCGTCTAATTGTCCTATTTTAATTACAAAATAAGGAACTTTCATACCATTTATTGTAGGGGGACTGTCATGATGAGTCCCTTGTTCTTCAAGTCTAAATACTAAATCAATACTTGAAATATCTCCAGATGACTCAAGCATCATATCCTGTATATCTTCTCCGTTTAAAACTATGCATAAAGGATTTCTTGCTTTATTTTGTTCTGTAGAAGTTGAATCCCAATTTTCAGTTGCATATACATAATACATCGCATTACTAGCCACAGTCTGATGTTCATACCATCCTACTCCCATATTTGTAGCTAATTCAAAAAAACTTCCACTAGGATTGCCTTCTGAATTATAATAATTCTCTATAATTAATTCATTATCATCATTAATATTGTCATCTGTAATTAAAGTTCTCATATGATTTTCACTAATATTAGGATTTATTAAAGCTTCATACCATTCGCAATCTGTTTTATAAAATTGTGCAGGTCCATCAATTCCCATATATTCGTTATGAACATCTGAATTTAGTGTAGCTGAATTAAAAAATTTAACATTAGATACAACTCCTTTATCAAGATAATGCCTTATAAGATGTCCTTGTTGATGATTTGTCCCAAAACAAGCCATATCCCAATTTGTTGAACCTGTTGATTCATTTTCTCTGTATTTTATTCCTGCAAACTTTTCATTTAAATAATCTATGCCATTTAAAGCAGCTCCTAAATATAAATCTGCAATATATTCATTAATCTGCATTTCAGGTGGTGTTGGTAAAGGATTGTTTATAAATTGCCATCCTCTTGGTCTTATTGATTCATTAGCAACATTTTTTCTTGATTCATGGTATAAAAGCATATTAGAATTATTATTAGAGAAATTTGCATCACTTATTTTTAGCATCCCATTAATATAATTAAATATAGGTCTTGCCTTAATTCCATTCCATACTATTCTATCATGCATCCATGAACTAGAATTTTGTGAATAAAAAGATAAACCACTATAATTAGGAGTATTATTTGATAATATGGTTATTGTATCAGATTCTTCTCTTGTTGTTGTAAAATCGCCAGAAAGGCTAATATTGTCAAAATATACTTCTTGAGTATCAGAAGCTCCTAGTGTATTACCAGCTCTATTTCCATAAGAACCTGCATGAAATCGTATTTTCCAAGTATCTACTTCAGTATAGCCTATAGGCACTTGAAATTCAAATTTATAATTATTCCACGATTTAATATCAGTTGAAAATGGACTTGCTGTTTTAAAATCTCCCATTGTCGCTAAATCATTTCTTGCTTTAAATACAGTAACACCATGAAGAAAAGCATATGCAGAGCTACGAGTTTGATGCGCTTTATGACTTCTAAATTTAATTTTTACACTTGATGTAGTTCCTGATGGATTGTTTGGTGATTTAAATTTTATATAACCATATTTTTCACCTATATTAACATAATTTCTTCCTGTTGTAGTGCTTGATGGATTTCCTTCAAAAGCTCGTGTAGATGTATATGTTTTTGCTACTATTGATTCTCCATTTCTTATACTACCAGAAGTTGAATTTTCAACTCTACATTTTAATTCAGAACCATTTTGAGCATCATATAAAAAATTTAAATAATACATTGTATTTGCTTCCAAGGTAAGTGTTTGACTAAGCCAATTGCCATCAGAAGATTGCTGCAACATAATACTTCCAGCATGTCCATTATACCGTTGTGCATTATTTGGAACATCTATAGCCCCACCATCTGTATCTTCAATCCAATGTTCGTGTAAAGTGCCATCTGGAGATGTAAAATCACCATTATCAATATAATTAACCATTTCATTTAAAATATAATTACTATTAGCGGTTCCAGTTTGCCAAGTAGATTTTCCATCACATAATGTTAATCCAGTTTCATTTATCGAACCAATAGTAAGTGTTGCATATCGAAGAGTTCCTGTAGTATAACTAGGGTCTTGAATAGTTATTGTATCATTTGCAACATATCCACTACCTCTTTGCTCTTGCAATATAAATGTTGGTACATTAGAAGAAATAACAACAGAAAATTTTACACCTGAACCAGCAGTTCCATCACTAGCAGTATGCGTAATATTCTCATATGTTCCATCTGCTTCAAAATTACCTGATAAATTACCTTCTCCTGTTGTAGGAGTTAAATCTGATATAGTTTTTACGCTACCTTTTGTATCAGCAACAGATGTTGAATGAATTGTAACAAAGGGTACTCTTTCGCCATAAATTGTTCCGCTTCCATCTTCATTTCCATCAGAAACATCATTATACCATTTGTCTTTAGCAGCGCAATCAAAGGATAGTAAATATTTAGTTCCAGGAACAAGAGTTTGAGCAGGTTCGTATTCAATATAACCTAAATTTTCTGTTTGGTCATCTGTTATACTTGTATGCTTAGTATATATATAATAATTATTTGAAAATGCTTGGCCTCCTATAGAAGCATTTAATGTTGGATTGCCAGCTTCATCAGCTCCATTTGTTATATAATCTTCTATTGCAACACCAGCATTTCCTGTCCATGCACTACTTGGAGTCCATCTATATATCATATATTTTGAAGTATTATCAGGTGTTGTATCCCAATTATTTGAACCTGATGATATTGTTAATACAGGGGGTGCTGCTGTTGATGATGCTGTTATTTTTCTTGATTGCCCTTTACCTGTTCCTTCATAAATAAATATTGTCATATCTCCATAATAATTTGAAGATTGTGCAGGGGCAGTTGATTCTAAAGTTGCAGTTGTGCTAGCTCCTGCTGATAAAGTTCCCATTTTAAATCCAGAGTTAAATGCTCCATCTATATTCCAAGCGGTATAATCAGAACTAAATTGAAATAAACCATATCCATCTTGAGCATTTGCTGTAGAAAAGGCTTCTGTTTGTATAAAACTTTCACCCATGCCAGCAACACGAATGATGCCAGCATGGTCAACTACTGCATTCCAGTTTTGAGCAAATTGAGTATCATCAATATCTCTTGCATCAGAGTAACAATTTAGCCCTCCAGAAAAGTCTCTTATTTCTAACAACTTTTTAGCCATTATCCAACCTTGAACTTATCGACAACAGGTTTGATAATCATATCCCAGACAATGTCATCCTTCTTTGAAGGTGACAGCTTAATAGCTTTCTCAACAACATATAGAGCTAATAAGCACCATTCCCAGTTTGCTAGTAATGTTTCCATGTTATTCTCCTTATTTAAAAATCTTAAGTTTCTTTTCTAATTTATTAAACTTATCATTTAATTTATTAATTTTATCTAACCAATCAACAGGTTTATGTGCAACAGCTTTAATTTCAGCTATATCTTTTTCAATGCTTTCTATATACTTCCCATATTTATTTACATTTCTTTGTATTGCTTTTACCTGCATATCTAACTCATTTGGTTCTTCAACATACTTAAGTATTTTATCCAACTTAAATCTTTTTAATAACTTTCTTGTAATAGTTTCTAAAATTCTATCTATCATAATTCTCCTTAAGCAACATCATCTATTATAGCTGCGACTATACATTGAACATTGCCACCACCAACTGTTTGGTCTGGGTCTGCTGATATTGCATGTAAATCACCAATTGTTGTATTTGGTAATTTTGCAAACCATGAATGCCCTGAACTTATCTCTATAGCATTTGTAGAACCATGTGCAACAGTAGAACCATCAAGAACAAGCATAACACTTTCATCTGTAGAACTACTTCCATCTGTTGTCCCTGTATTTTTTATAAATAAAAACTTTACTTTATCAGATGTTGTAATATCTGCATTTGCTGTACCTGTTGCAACTCCAGCACTATTAGCTAAAAATTTACCAGTTATCAAATCAACACTACCTGTATTATGAGGGACGTTTACAATACCATAAAACCATTTATCATTTGCATCAGCAGGAGTATATGAGAAACTTAAATCTTTTAATGTAGCTTGTATTTCATCAGGTAATAATACTGCTTTTATTGTCATTGTTGCTGCATCAGCCATTACATTCTCCTTTATCTATCATTCTTGTATACCTAGCCATGTTAATATTATACCTATTATAACAGTTATTGTAGTACCTATTGTTTTTATAGCTGTTATAGAATTTTCAGCCACACTCAATCTTCCATTAACTTTTTCAAGATGCTTATGATTTGCGTCAACTTTTTCTCGAATATATGTTAAGTGTATCATAACTTCATCTCTATATTTATCTGACTCATTTTTAGGCATTTATCAATCCTCAAGGTATCTGCTTTATTAAGTTATTGTTTAATCTTACAAGCCCTTCAGGAGGGTCAGTGCCTTCAAATGTAATCTTTAAATTAGCATAGTTATTTTTTATAGGTAGTATTGAAGCTCCTAAATCAGCGCTTATAGCTCCTGCATTACCTTTTCCAAAAATACTTGATACAAATCTAGATTTTCTTTTTCCGAAATTATTTAACTTAACCTTCAAATCCATTGTAAGTTCTTTAATTTTTATTGAACTATGTGGCACTAAAGTAGCTATTGGAACATTGACATCTTTATCTTCAATTTTTATTTTTAGACACTTAGGGTTTCCATCTTCATCTATATACTGGTCTAAAGCCTCAATATGCTGCTTTTCTGCCAGGTTTTGAGCTTGAACCACAGCATCATATAGCCCCTTTGTTAAATGGTCTAAAAAGTTGCCTTTTTTAATTTCCTTGTTGGTCGCCACCAGAAGCTCCTTTTTGCTTGCCTATAGAATTGTTTAACATATCTAATACTTTCATTAAGCCTTCAGGTTTTTCTTGCTTGCCTTTAACTGAAACTGAATACTTAGCTGATGTATCAGATTTTCTACTATTTTCAGAATGATGAGATACCTTTCCTGTAAAAGAAGCACTCCAGCATCCAAATCCTGCTTTAACACTTAATTCAGCACTTGAATCTGTAGAAGATTTGCTTGCAGTTTGCGTTGAAACTTCCATATCAAAATTTATATCAATTTCGTCTACACATAAACTTGGTATATTTATTATTGATAATAGAGGTACATCTAATGCAACACTTTCAGAACCATCTGCATATTTAAATGCAACTGATTTAGTATTGCCATCTTTGTCCATACCTACCTCTGATATGAATTGAGCAGTAGACTGAGCTAATGCTTTTTGTCCTTCGCATGCAGCTAATAATGGTGCTGCTATTAGGTTTTCTATTGGTAAACCAGTAAATTGGTTTGCTATATTTGCCATTCTTACTCCTTAGTATTTTTTATTTTCATTTTTTTCCTGCATTCTCATAAATTTATCTTTTAAACCATTTCCACTTAAACTTGCTATAATTTCAACTAATGTTTTATAACTATTTTCGATTCCTTTTTGCTCAAGTTGCATTTTCTTTTGTTGGTCAATTAACTTAACAATTATTCCTTCAACTCTTGTAAATGACTCTCTAAGTTCCTTTTGAAGTTCATCTTGAATAAACTTATTCTGTTTTTGTATAAACATCCAAAAAGCTATTGCTACTACAAGAGGAACTCCATATTGCTCTAATATTTGGAGCCAATCCATTCTATACAGATGCTGCTATTACTTCTAATTTTACTTCGTTAGCACTTGGGTCTATTAATATACTTTCCAAATCATGTAAAGTAGTTTGAACGCTACCATCAGCATCGTAAGCTGCTACAGAATCATGAGAAGTTCCCATAACAAAACTTTCACCTGCTGCGAGTAGTATTGTAGCTGTTTCATTAACTGCGCTTGCGCCACTTCCACTTTCAGTTACATCTATTTGAAGATTAAGATTTACTGAATTTGAACCATCTAAATTAGTAACTCTTATATATTTAACATTTTGAACATCCATAGAAGAATCAGTAACATCTACCGTTACTCCAGTTCTTAATATAGTAGTATCTACATCTGCTGGACATGTTATTATTCTTTTATATATATTATTAATTCCTGTTATTGAAAATATATTTGTATTTCCAAATTGCTGACCATTCAAAGTAATATCTTCTGTATGTGTTACTGTTAAATTTGCCACTTGTTCTCCTTATTTACCTTCAATTAACTCACCCCATAATGAGGTTCGTCCTTTTATTATTTGTACCATATGAACTGTAAAAAGTCCATCTTTAAAAAAATCTACTACCGCAAAAGCATGAGCCCATGTAGTTGCTTTACCACCAAGCCATTTATTTTTTTCATAACTCATATCTTTTAAACATCCAGTACTCCAAGCTGACTTAGGACCATCTATATGAGTAACAGATGCTTGTTGTAAGCTATGATGATGTCCATACATCACATTGCCACCTAATTGTAAATGAGCTTTTGCATGATGCAATCCATTCTTATGATGTCCATGATAAAAATGTAGTTTTCCTACTTTTAACCATTTTTCTGGAGGTAGGCCTGCTGAATAGAATTTATATCCTCTTTCTTCAAACCTACATGCATCCTTGAACTTATATTGAGGTAAATATGGATGTTCATTTACAAACATATCTAACCACTCATCATGATTGCCTGCACATATATATTTCTTCTTACAGTTTACTTTATCCAAAGATTCATCCATGTCATCTAAAAACTCATTAACACTTATAATATCTTTTTCAATTCTAGGAGTTATATATTCCAAAGGAGGTTTTTTCTTTCTCTTCCATTGCCAATGAGAAACACTTCCCCATTCTCCTAAATCACCTAAATCAATATATATATCAGGTTTTATTATTTCAATTGCCTGTCTCACTACGCTTATTGCAGCTCTATCATGTAGCGGAACATGCTTATCTGGTGTAACGATTGCTCTTTTTATTACACCTTTATCATTTTTTGGCATCCTTTTTACTTTCTTTTTCTTTTTCTATTAAAGATTGAGCAAACTGAATTGCGCCTTGACATTGTATAAATAGCTCTTTTGCTTGCTCTTGTTGCCTTTTTAAATTTTCTATTTCTTTTTCCAAATCTGCCATTATTACCCCTTATTTATAATTTTGGTACAGATAATATTCTCACTCCACTTTTTCTTAATGGATATTTGCTTGTCATTTTATCATACATAGCTCTAAAATATTGAGCTCTTTGTACATCTCCTGCATCTTCAAATAATCTTGATTTAATATAACATACAACAGCAGGATGTAATCCTGAGTCAAGTCCAGCTTCAGTTTTTAAATCTTCACCTTGAGCATCAATTGTTCCATATTTAGATGTGTATGTAATTCTTATTCCAGCAGTTATATCGCTGCCTTGATAAGTATCATATTTTTCTTTTGTTCTTTCTCCTGATGTTGAAGTAGTATCCTCACATAAAATAGCTAATCTTTCATCGTCATTATACCATGCAAAATAATCATTTGGATATGTTCTTTTATCTGTTGCCATAATTCTCCTAGGTTAATGAATCATCACCTGCGTCTGTTGTTGACCAGCTACTAGCAGTATCATCAGTATCACCTCTAAGTAATTTATGAGCATCTGCTAATTTTGGTATCATTACATATCTATCATTTGTATCTTTTATCTCAACTTTCTTAATATCAATTACATCGTCATGAAGTGTATACCATCTATCATATCCTATTAAATTAGTTGTTTTTGATACTGTATAATTTCTTTTATTTGATGCAATATCATCAAGTGCATCATTAATTAGTTGAAACATATATTGTTCTTGCTGTCTTCCAAAAATCTTTTCAATCTGTTCTATTATATTTTTTGCTGTCATTATTTGGCTCCTGCTCGTGCTATTTTAATATCTTGTTTTGTTGGTGCAAATTGTCCCGCTTTTAATGCATATACTCCCTCTTGATATTGTGCTTTTAATGATGCTATTATAGGAATATAAAGCTCTGTATCCTCTTCTTGAGCTAATAAATATTCTGCTGCTGTAATAGCTGCTCTTAATACAACCAAATATTCAGCTTCATCAGGAAAATTAGAGATAGATGTTGCAAGTCCAGGTAAGTAGGTACCATCCCAAGCAGTTGAATTAGGCGGATATGATACATGATGTATTCTTGCAGGTTGATTTGAAGTGGGGTCTGGTTTAACAAATAGTTTAGGGTCTCCTCCAGTGTCACTTTCAACCCAATATACAGGGTCGGTTTCACTTGCTTTATGCAGACTTGTTGAATCGTCTGCTGAACCTCCATAAATTGCATTAATTTCTCTACATCCAATATGATAACCAGAATCATCATCTTCACGAGTTACATGTAATATTTCTCCAGCTGAGTCTAAATCCATTGGAGTAGAAGAAGTTAATGCGCTAATTTTAACACATTTCATTTTTAATTTTTGTGGTAATACATGTATAACTTCTTTAGCGGCATCTACAAGCCATTGGTTTGCAAGTAAATTAAAATCTTCATCTGTTTCTGAATCAGCTGTATTATCTGCATCATAACCTGTTAAAGCATGTATCTGGTCAGCAAAATTCCAAGCCATTATCTAGAGTTCCTTTCTGCAATATCTGCATCTATTGTTGTTTGAGAAAATTCTACTTGTGTTTGTCCACTCCATGTTGTTCTCATATTTATATGGTCAGATATTTTCCCTCTTGCGCCAAATATTTTACCACATTTACATTCTAAAACTACATTTGGTAAGGCTTCAACTTTTCCTCCGCAATTACAATAATAAGTCCTCATCATTATCCTTTATTTAATAAGAGCACGCACTCGTGTACCGCCTCTATATTTCGATTCTTTAGGTTTTTTCGATTTTTTAGGTTTTTCTTCTTTAGAATCGCCTTCTAAAAGATTTTTTAGGTTTTCTTTAACATTAGCTTTTACTCTTTCATTTGTTTCAAGGTCAAATCTTAAAAGATTATATATTGTTGATATATCGGATTCAAGTTTATTCCCCATTTCACCTACAAACTCACGTGCAATTAAATCAAATTTTTCTTTGTCGTCTTTTATATCCTCTATGGATTGTTTTACTAAATCAGTTTGCCCATCATACCATTTTTTAAAATCAGCTTTTATTTTGTTTCTTTTATATTCTGCTTTAGATATTTTTTTAAGCCCGACTCCACCTTTCCATGTTTTATTGGATTTTTCAACTGGGTCCTTGGATTCTGTAGGTTCAGCCCAATAAGTTTCATCGATTGAATATCCTTCATCGTCGAATCTTTCAACTGGGTCATATTCATCAATAAGACCAATATCCCCACCTTCTTGATACTTAGGTATAGAAGTTTCGTTTACATAAGTTACTTTATTTCTCTTCGCTGCATTTGTTGTTGCATAATTAGTTGTTTTATTTTTTAATTTAGCCATTATTTCTTCTTCTTCTTTTTCTTCTTTTTAGGATTTTTAGCATATACTTCTCCACCTTCTTTATATTGAGGTATAGAACCTCCTCCTAAATAAGTTATTTCACTTCTATTTGCTGCATTCGTTGTTTCATAATCAACTTCTAAATTAGGGTTATTATCAGCTGCATTTTCTGCTGCTTGTATTCCTTCATTATTATATGCAAATTCTCCAACAACTTCACCAGTCATTTTATCTTTTACTTTTGGCATTATTTTTTACTCCTTTTTCTTGCGTCAAATACAGGTATTTCACCACCATGCTTTGCCATTAATATACTATCTTTTTTTACAATTTCATAATCGTCAGGATTTTCATTTAAACCTTCTAATCCTTCACGATGTTTACTTGCTGCACCATTAATAGAATCATTAACAATATATTCATTTCCTTCAGCTTCAACGATTATACCACCTTCTTCATGTGAAGGGCCTTTAAGCAGTCCGCCTTTTTGATAATCTCTTAAAGCTTTTGCTATTTCTTTTTTAGTTCTTTTCTTTTTAGCCATTATTAACTTGCAGGTATATGATAAGGCCCTGCTACAACCATAGTAAGTATTCTATCTCCACGTAAAGCACAATGACTTACAGATATAATTGTATTATTAGCATCGTCTAATGCTGCTATATAATCTTGTACATCTCTAGCCATTGT